TGCACTGGAGATGTCTCCAGATTCTGCGATTTCACCTGCATTGTTTGTGAAAGTTGTCTCTTCAAGATATACAAATGCGTTTTGGTCTGTTTGAATTTGGTCAAACAATCCAATAACAGCATTTGGGTCTCTTAAAGCTGTCTCTAATATTCCAGGTGCTCTTAATGACTCTGGTGGATATCCTGTGGTATTTAGTGTTGTTTTAAATTCTGCTTGAGAATCTACGCCTTTAACACCATTGCTCATGTATTTTGCATAAGCTTCAGTGTCTGTGAATTGCTCACCTATTGACTTAACGCCAGCATCAGCTTCTTCAACTACAGGAAGTTCATTAACAACTTCGTTGTTAACTTCCATAGCTTTTTCATTAGCAGCTTTTGATTCTTCAATCTTAAGCTCATCTAATGAACCAGAAAGTTCTTCATTCAGACCTTTGATTTTCTCTTTTTGGTCGTGTGAATACTTTCCTTCTTCAGCTGGAGCGTCAAATACAGTTTTAAGCTCTTCACGAGACTTAGCAATATTTTCTCTAAGCTCTTCTACTTTACTCACTGTGTTATATCTCCTATTAGATATTCTTATACTTCTTCGTCGTCAGATACCTCAGCAACTATAGCATCTGCTATAAGTCTTTGAGATTCTGCCCACACCTCATCGCTAAGTTCTTCAGACTCGACTGACTCAGTGTTATCTTCTGGTGTGTCTTCAGCAACTTCCTCTTCAACTTCTGGTTCAACAGCAACTTCTTCTGCATCTGCAGATTCTTCTACTACTTCCTCTTCAGTCTCTGATTCTTCTACTTCAATCACATCAGTTGAGTTTTCTGCTTCAACAACAGTTTCCTCAACCTCTTCAGATTGTTCTTCGTCTAAGTCAAGCTCTAAAGCATTTTCGGTTCCGACTTCCTCGATAAACTGGTCAATTTCTGTCCAGGCATCGGTAAGGTCATCTTGAACTGCCCTTAATGCTTCTGTAGCCTTAGCTCCTAATTTCCTTCCATCTTTGGCACGTAACATCGCAATGGCGTTAGTCCGTGTCATCAAGTCATGTAACGCAGCAAGCACGTCTTTGACCTCTTCTGAGTAAGATTTAGAATCTTCCTCTGAAACTTCTATTTCCTCTGTATCATCAGACTTCTTCATGTTTTCTTTTGTACATTTTCCGTCTGAGTCGTAGGAGCATTTTCCATCTCCCTTTTCCTCATCTGATACTTCTTGTGTTCCCTTCGCACTATTATCGCCGTCAGACTGTACTTCAGCCTCAGATTCACCATCTGATTCTTCAGTTCCTTCAGCTTCATTCTCAAGGAATGTTGAATGTCCAAGAACACCTTTTTCTTCTGCAAGCTCTTTAAGTAGCTCATTATTTGACTTAATAGCCATTGTGTAAGTTTCTTGATTTGCACCAACGAGTACCGGAGATACTTCATAAACTGATAAATCTTTAAGGTATCTAGCTTCCATATCTTTTCCTTCATCTTCAAAAGCACCCCTTTCACTATCATTTACTCTATAGCCGAATGACCATTGTTGTAAGTCACCCATAGCTTTAACTAAGTTATACGCTTCTTTTCCAGATTCTGTATCCATGAAAAACGAACCTTCAAAAGTAGCTTTATCGCCATCTTGTTTGATTTCGCCTTTACCTATTGGCATATCCCATTTATGAGCCCATACCATTGGTACTGAACCTGATTTGAATCCTGATTTTATAGCGTCAGGTACAACAACGTCACCATCGCTATCTAATGTATTGAAAACTGAGAATACTGCAGAGACTTTACCATCGTCATCGCCCTTGAATTCTAAGTCAATGTTTTTTACTTCACTCACGAGTGCATCTCCTAAATAATTTGTTAACAGATTTATTTAGATGCATATAGGTAAAATATACCAAAAAACTATGAAAGAGGTGGTATTTAAGACCATATTAAATGTCTTTTTAAAGATGTTAAGGTGTCTTTGGGTTCTTGTTAAAAATAGTTTATTAGATTACTTATTTATAGATTCTACTTTTTCATCAACACTATTCTTAGATGAGAGTGAGTGCGATGAAGGTAATAAATCTTGGTCATAAGGTTTTCTTTTAAATTGTTCTGTACGCAAAGCGTGCAAGAACCCATTTACTCTGGCTACTCCCCATTGTTCAGATGATTTAATATTATTTTTCACTGAACCAGGGTTTGTATTAAATGCCTCAACACCCCTATTAAACACAGTAACTAATGTTCTAATATTAGTGCTATGTTTAGGATTGTTAGAATTGTGCTCTTTAACTTTTTTAGATAAAGATTCACTAATTCCATCAGAAACAGATTTAGATGCTTGTTCATCTGCAATTTTACTTGCAAGTTCGTAAGCTTCTTTACGTCTAGCTTCAATAATTGAATCGTCTTTATTTTTAGTTTTCTTTTCTAAAGCTAACTCAAACTTAGTTTTTTTTTCATTTTCAGCTGCTACTTCAAATTGTGATTCATGTAAAACTTCAGCTTCTTCAGTACTTACTTTTAATTCTTCAATATTTTCATTTTTTAATCTAGGTGGTGTTGGTTTTGGTTTTACATTTCCTGTTCTTCTACTCTCTGGTTTTGCTGATGTTGTATCTAAAGTGTCTTTAGTTTCATCTTCCATTTTTTCATCATATAGTTTTCTTAAATACTTTGCTAAGTATTCACCATCAGAAGAAGCAGCTTGTAGTTGTCCAGCTTGAGGATTATTATCTGTACCCTCATCTTGTTCTTCTGTCATTACAGGCTCAGAACCATCAGCTGGTACTTGTAACATGTTTAATGGTCTTAAATATACTTCGTGCTTTTCGTCGACATCCAAACCTACTACTTTTCTTGCTTCACCGATTGTTATCCAACCACCAGAAACACCCATGTTTACTCTTTTATAAAGAGCATCCATATCAGTTTGTAATGCACGTACATTCATGACATCATAATCACACATCAAATTAGAATCTCCAAAGTCTGGTATTAACAATTGATGTGTAAGTTCATTAGCTACAGTTTTCCATAAAGGAACTAGCTTTTGTTCAGTAAAAAATTCTCTTAATTCTGCAGTGTTATTATAAGTTGCAGCATCTAAACCAGCACCTAGACCAGCTAATATTGCTGGAACACCTAATACAGCAGAAACTCTTTCTTCTGGTAATCTTCTTAATTCTTGTAATTTCATTTGGTCTGGTGAGAAAGAAACAACCTCTACAGCCATTGAGCCAGATAAAACCATTGGAGAACCTCTATTAGCTCCACCAAATTTTTGTTTATAAGATTGAGCTATAGCTTCAGCTTCTTCTCTAGTAGGACCACCCATAGCATCATTTCTTGGAGAAAGAACTACGCCAGGAACTGCTAAGTTTGTTAATAATGCAGAAGCATATTGTCCAGCAGCTTCATCACCAATTAATTCTCTTAAAATAGATTTAAGTGGTGCGTGACCTCTTCTATGGTCATTAGGGTCAATACCTTGTCTTATGTGAATAATATCTTCATTCTTAATTTCCATAGGTTCGCCAGAATTAGAACCATGAGCAAAATATTCATAATGTGTAATTAATTTATTTTCATTACCTCTAACATGAACAAGTTCTGGCATTAAAGGAACTAAACCAACTACTTTACCTCTATTATTTCTATTTTTGTAAATAAAGGCATCACCATGAGCACTTACTGAAATAACTATGTAATGAGAGAGAAGACTTGCAGACATAAATTCATTAGGTCTTCTATATAATTCAGCAACAGGATGTGTATAATCTACTTCTCTGTCACCAAATTTTTGGTCTCTTTTAACAACTTGTAACATTGGTTCCGCAAAAGAAGTTGCAAGAACATTTAGACAGGCGACAACTGCGGAGTTAGCTGTACCATCGCCTATCTCTTTTAAATCTGATGTTTCCCAAAAACCTGCACTTGAATTGTATCCAAAAATTGAACTATCTCTACCTCTTGAAGCACTTTGATTATAACCAGCCATTTTTCTAAGTGATGCTTCACTTGGTCTGTTCAAGTAATCTATTGTTCTTTGTAAAAAATTCTTATTCTCTGCCATTTAATATGCTACCCAGCTTCTCCTCTGAACCAAACTCTGTGCACCTAATACTAGGGCGTCAACAATATCATCATGTCGACCAACAGGAAAGGTCATAAGTTCTCTCTCTAGCTCTTCTAACCACGCTGCGTTACGACGAAGCAACACATCGCCTGACTCCATCCTAGCTGATAAAGGCAATGCTTGTGTTATTTTATCTTTAGAAGTATCCATTTCTCTAACTCTCATTCCTGTTCTTTGAGCTAGTTGGGTAAAGTTCTTAGTAAAGTTTTGTTTTTCTAAACATACATAAGCCCATTTGTATTTATTATACAATTGTTCAATTGTTGGAACAATATCTGGACCCTCTATTTTAACTCTTACCATATCTTCAATAAATATTTTCATATCTGGTGAAATAGCACATGATAAGATAACTGTATAATCTGATTCTGTTTTTGTAGTAACAGCTAAATCAGCAGTTCCAAAATGTAACATTTCCTGTGGATTCCATTGAGAGCCACCGCCAATATACATTCTGTCTTTTATGTCAAAGTAATTAATCCATTCTGGCTTAAACATACCTTGACCTGCATCTACAAACTCAGCTAAATATTCTTGTGCAAAAACAACAGAACCAACTTCTGTTTTAGCAGAATCAATTTCGTCATCATCAATCATAGGATTATCATATGTAGAAAATCTAAATCTTTCCCAGTTAGGTGCTTTTTCAGCCGTCATCCATAAATCATAAAACCAATTATCCATTCCCATAGGAGTAGATATAAATAAAGCAGAACCTTTTCTTTCAGTAAGTGTAGGTCTTAATACTTCTTGCCAAACATCTGGTTTAATAAATGCAGCCTCATCCATTACTAAGAAGTCCAAACCTTCACCTCTTAACCTTTGAGGATTATCAGCAGACTTACATGATATAGAGCCACCATTAGGAAAAATTACTTCCATATTTGCTAATGAAACCTTTGGTCTAATTTCCTCTGGAAAAGAATAAGCTGCGTTTTCTAATGCTCTCCAACCAACTCTAGCAATTGCAAATGTAGGAGCTACCCACCAAGCTCTACCTCCAGCCAAAGCTTTTTCCATACACATATGAATACCTAATCTAGTTTTCCCAAAACGTCGACCAGCACAAAGTATTTTCCACCTTGATTCAGAACGAGCTACATCTTTTTGATTATCATGAAGTCCAGGAAGCTCTGGTATGTATACAGGCATTATGGTTTATGTTTATATTTTAAATCTAAATATTCTTTTAATAGGCTTCTGTATGCTCTTTTACTTCCTTTAGTATTTCTTCCATCATAAATATCATGATGATACTTACAAAGTATACAAACATTATCTAAATCATATTTAGAAGTAGCATCTCTACCGCCCATACCTATATCAAGTATGTGTGCTAATTCAAGCCATCTGCTTTCGTTACAATCAACCCACTCGCATTGATATCTAGCTCTTTGTAAAGCTATACCTCTTATTTTTGATAAACCACCTTCTGGAACTAATGCATTTTTCTTTTTACCAACACCACCTCGCATACCTTTACCTTTAGTACGCTGTTTAAATTCTTTATGGGTTTCTTTATCTGGGTCCCAAAATTCATAATTGTCTACAAT